TACAGGTGCAGACACGTTGAACACCACTGCAGCTAATGCGACACCAATGCAAGTTATTGCACGTATGTCACGTAAGCTGGACCAACAGAATGTTTCTACGAATGATCGTTGGCTCGTAATTGACCCCGTGTTTGCTGAACTTCTGAAAGACGAAGACTCACGTCTTCTGAACGCAGACTTCGGTGGATCAGGGTTGCAGAACGGCTTGGTCTTCAACAACATTCACGGCTTTAAAGTCTACATGTCTAACAACCTTCCTGAAGTAGGTGATGGTCCAACCTCAACCACATCTTCAGGTTCTACACACTACGGTGTGTTGCTTGCTGGACATTCATCTGCAGCAGCTACTGCTGAGCAAATTAACAAGACAGAAACATATCGTGACCCTGACAGCTTTGCTGACATCGTTCGTGGTATGCATCTTTACGGACGCAAAATCTTGCGCCCTGAAGCTCTTGTTAATGCAATCTACACGTCTGGTCTATAAGGGGAGGAATGAGATATGGCACTTGGTGATAATACTCTTGCTTCCGCTCGTGGCGTTTCGCAGCGAGGACGCAACCCTTATATGGTTCAAACCGTATTGAACTTAGCAACTGCTTTGTCAGACAAAGGAAGCGCATTGGCAGCAGCCGATGTTATTCCTGCAATTGCAGTACCAAAAGGAACTATGATCCTTAATGCTGGTATTGAAGTTGACACAGCAATTACATCTGCTTCAGCTTTGACTCTTGACCTTGGTACAGGTGTTGATGCTGACGTGTTTGCAGATGGCTTTGATGGCACATCTGCAGCAGGTGTACTGTCGCAAAACCCAGCCGCATATCAGCCAGTAATGGCTGTTGCTGACGACAACATTGATGTAACTATTGCTACATTGACAGGTACGTTGTCTACAGGTAAAATGCGTGTATGGGCAGTTCTTATGGATTGCACAGATGTAGGTGATCTGTCTGCTCAAGAAGTAGATCGTGATACGCTTGCATAACTAAATAATGTAGGGGCTGCTTTCGGGTGGCCCTTACACTTATCTAATAGAGATTCTTATGGCTACTTTCATCAACCTGACAAACGAACTGTTACGTAGACTTAATGAAGTTCAGATCACAGAGTCTGAGTTTACTTCAGTTAAGAACGTGCAAGCTCTTGCCAAAGATGCTATCAACTCATCTATAAGACAGATGCTTCAGGACGCACAAGAGTGGCCCTTTACGTTGACTACAACAACACAAACACTTACGGCAGGAACAGGAACGTATGACTTTCCTGCAGATTATTCCAAAGCAGATTGGGATACATTTTACATTAGGCAGTTATCCTCTGAGAATAACACACCTAAAAAACTTTCTCTTATTACATTTGATCAATACATATCTACATTTAAATCTTTAGAAGACTTGGGTGGCGAGGGTGCAAGAAGTGACCCTGACTACGTGTACATGACGCAAGAAGAGAAGTTTGGCGTAACTCCTATCCCAAATGCAGCATACGTTATTGAGTATAGATATTGGAAGTACCCTGCTGACTTAACTGCTAGTAGTGATACTGCATTAGTACCAGATCGTTTTAAACATGTTATTATAGATGGCGCTATGATGTACATGATGATGTTTAGATCTAACGAACAGAGTGCAGCTATGCACGAGAAAAAGTTTACAGATGGTATTGCCATGATGCGTAGACTTATAATAGATCACCCTGTAAACGTAAGGTCTACTGTAATCCAACGCCCTGTGAGTAACATGCAACTTAACACCGCTACGGTTGGACCAGGTGCAGTATCTGATGGATTCTAACAATGTCTGACGCATTACAAACATATGTGTCTGTTATGGCTGGTGGACTTGTAACTAACGTTGATCCACTTACACAGTCAAACAACTTCTCAGGTAGTGCGGTACGTCTTGTAAACATGGAGCCTTCACTTGAGGGTGGGTATAGACGCATAAGTGGTTTTGAAAACTCTTATGGTACACTTCCCGGTACAGGTAAAGTATTAGGACTTTCTGTCAACGGTGATATTAATCAGGGTGTACTTGGGTGTAGAGCACCTTCTTCTGGTAGCAACTATCTGCATTGGTATAATCACTACTATGATGTACCATTAGGTACAGGAGAAGGTTCAGGTTTTACTGTTGGTGAAACTGTTACAGGTGTAGTTAGTTCTGGTGACAGTACTGCAGTTGCAGCATCAGGTACAGTAATATCTAAAACTGCAGATGCTATTGTAGTAAACTTTGGTAGAATACCAGATAATATATTTGCTACAGGTAACGTACTTACAGGTGGTACATCTAGTGCAACAGGTACAGTATCAAGTACTCCTACTGTAATAGGTTGGACTGCAGTTACTACAGCAGGTAGCCCTACAATGACAGGGGTTGACGTAGTAAGGTTTGAACGTTATAATTGGACTGAAGAAATTTTACTACTGACTGATGGTGTTAATCCTGCAGCTAAGTATAACGGTACAACATATACGCAGATTACCCATGCAAATGCACCAACAGATCCTAAGTTTGCTAGTGCCTTTGCAAATCATCTTTGGTTAGCTGGCGATCCTGCAGAACCTTTTAACATATATTTTTCTGCTCCTAATGCAGATACAGACTTTGATCCAGCAAACGGTGCAGGTGTAATCAACATAGGCTTTACTGTAACTCAGTTAAAATCTTTTCGTAACCAACTTTATGTATTTGGTCAGAACCAGATCAAACGTATTATAGGTGATAACTATTCTAACTTTACAGTAGAAAACGTAACGAATGACTTGGGTTGTGTTGCACCTGATACTGTGGTAGAGTTTGGTGGTGACATTATCTTCTTAGGGCCAGACGGTATTCGTCCTATCTCAGGTACATCACGTATTGGTGACGTTGAGCTTGAAACTGTTTCTCGTGAAATACAAAAGACATTTGAAAACTACACTGCTAACGAGGACGTAACTAAACTTAAAGCTCTTGTAATACGAAGAAAGTCACAGTTTAGATTATTCTTTGAAGCCAACACTTCTTTGTCACTACTAGCAGCTATACGTAAAGGCCCAACAGCACAGTCTACATTTGAGTATAGTCAGCTTGTAGGTGTTGAAGCAACAGCAGTAGCTAGTGGTTACATAGGTCAGTTTGAGTTTGTGTTACACGGAGACAGTACGGGTAAAGTATATAAGCAAGAAGAAGGTGACTCATTTGCTGGCTCTGATATATTCAGTGTGTATCAAACTCCGTATTACTTTATGGGTGATCCAGAAGTTCGTAAAGTATTTTATAAAGTTAAGACCTTTCTTAAAACTGAAGGTGAAGCCTTAATTAACGTAGGTATAGACTTTAACTTTGGTGACTCTGAAATAAACACACCAGAAAACTTTTCATTGACAACTGCAGGTGCAGCTTCCGCATTTGACGCAGCATTTACAATCTATGATACAACAGACATATACGATGGCAACCCATCACCAACCAGAACAACGAATATAAGTGGATCAGGGGATTCTATTTCGGTATCTTACGTTACCAATAGTACAAGCCCAAGTCATACAATACAGGCCGTATCCATACTGTATGGCACAGGCGACAGGAGATAAAAAGTGGCAGGTTATACAAGACAATCTTCAGCAGACATTGTGGCAACAGCCGTTGTACGAGCTAACCCGTTAAACCTAGAGTTTGACCAAGTACTTGCTGCGTTTAATGCTTCAACTGGACACAAGCACGATGGTACTGCAGCAGAGGGTGCATACGTACCATTGATTGCTGACTCAGATGCACTTAATAAAGTAGTTATAGATACATCAAATAATCGTGTTGGTGTATTCGTAGAGGTATCTGCTGCAGCCGTAGAGCAAGTTAGATTCCAAGATGGTCTTATCACTCCTGTCACAGATAACGATATTGATCTTGGTACATCTAGCGTAGAGTTTAAAAACTTATACCTAGACGGTACTGCCACTATTGATACCCTGCAGGTTGATGAGAATGCTACTATTACAGGCAACCTTACAGTAAATGGTAATGCTACACTTGGTAATGCTGCTACTGATACTGTAACGTTTACTGCTGATATTGCTTCTGCACTTCTTCCTTCTGCTGATGATACGTATGACTTAGGTGCTACAGGCTCTGAGTGGCGTAACCTATACATTGATGGTATTGCTAACATTGATAGTCTTGTAGCTGATACTGCAGACATTAACGGTGGTACGATTGATAGTGCTACCATTGGTGGAACAACTGCTGCTGCTGGTACGTTTACAACCCTTACAGCTACAGGTACAACTACACTTACTACTGTTGACATTAACGGCGGTGCTATTGATGGTACGATTATTGGTGGATCTAGTGCTGCAGCTATTACAGGTACAACCATTACAGGTACATCTCTTGTAGGTCCACTTACAGGAAACGTGACAGGCAACGTAACAGGAAATGTTACAGGTAACGTTACGGGCAATGTCACTGGTAATGTAACAGGAAACTTAACAGGTGACGTTACAGGTAATCTTGTAGGTACAACTTCAACAGCTAAAAATCTTAACCCTGCATCTGACAGTCTGTATGACTTGGGTACTACTTCTATTCGTTGGGCAAACATTTATGGTGATGCTGCTAACATTACTGCAATTACAGGTGCTCTGACAGGTAACGTCACGGGTAACGTAACAGGTAATGTTACTGGCAATGTTACTGGTAACGTGACGGGAGACTTGACAGGAGATGTCACAGGAGATGTTACTGGCAACCTGACGGGTAATGTCACAGGAAATGTTACTGGAAACGTAACTGGTAATGTAACAGGGGATCTTACAGGAGATGTTACGGGTAATGTTACAGGAAACCTTACAGGGAATGTAACTTCTACTGGTGCAAACTCTTTTGGTTCTATTACTGTATCAGGTGCAGCTACCTTTAATGGTAACACTACTATTGGTAATGCGGCTACAGACACTGTTACAGTTACTGCAGATGTAGCTTCTAATCTTATACCAAGTGCGGACAGTACATATAGTTTAGGTGACAGTTCTAACTATTGGTCACACGGGTACATTGACGCAGTTACTACAACAGGTAATGTTATCATTGGTGGTGACTTAACTGTAAATGGTACAACAACTACGATTAGCACAACTAACACTGTAGTTGCTGACTTGTTAATGGAACTAGGTAATGGTACTACAGGTACACCTTCTAATGATGCTGGTATTGTCATTGAACGTGGTAGCTCTGATAATGCCTTTATTGGTTGGGATGAAAGTGCAGATAAGTTTACTGTAGGTACGGGTACGTTTACGGGTGCATCTACAGGTGATCTTACAATTACTACAGGTACACTTGTAGCTAATATTGAAGGTAATGTCACAGGTAATATAACAGGTAATGTTACTGGTGATCTGACAGGTAATGCAGATACTGCAACGGCACTACAAACGGCTCGTACTATTGGTGGTGTTAGCTTTGACGGTACAGCTAATATAAACTTACCCGGTGTTAATACAACAGGTAATCAGGATACATCTGGTAATGCTGCGACAGCTACAGCCCTAGCAACTGCACGTACAATTGCTGGTCAGTCTTTTGATGGTACAGCTAACATCAGTATTGCACCTACAGATCTTACAGGTGTAACTGCCACTGCTACCGAAATAAACATCATGGATGGTGATACAGCAGCTACATCTACTACTCTTGCAGATGCAGACAGAGTTGTAGTCAATGATGCTGGCACTATGAAGCAGGTAGCACTGACTGACTTTGAGACATACTTTGAGAGTGCATTAGATACACTGAGCAATGTAACTACGGTAGGTGCTCTTGATAGTGGTAGCATTACAAGTAACTTTGGTTCTATTAATAATGGATCAAGTGCTATCACCACTACAGGTACAATTACATTTGGTACTCTGTCAGATGGTACAGATAGTGTAACTGATATTGTAACCAGTGTAGGTACAGGATCTACTAACTCTGAGTTAGCTACAGCAGCAGCTATTGAGTCACGTATTCAAGCAGTCAACGGCACAGCTAACAACGTAACTGGTCTGACAGCTACAGGTGCTGAACTTAATGCTGTAGCAGATGTATCAGCTATTACAATTGACACAAGTACTGCTATCGCTAACAATGATGGCATTGCAGTGTTTGACTCTTCTGCATCAGCTATTGGTTACTTTGATGTAGACTTACTTGATACATACTTCTCAGGTACAACTAAGACACTTACTAACAAGACACTGACAAGCCCAACAGTATCTGGTTTGTACCTAAGTGACTCAGGGTTTAGTGTTGAGGGTTCTAGTGCAGATGCTAACGAGACTACAGTATCCTTTACAAACCCAACAGCAGATCGTACAATTACATTCCCAGATGCTACAGGTAACGTAGCTGTATTTACTACTGCACCTACTGCAGCTATTACTGATGGTACTGCAGGGCAGTTCCTAAAAACAGATGGTGCAGGTGTTCTTTCTTTTGCAGATGTTTCATCGTTAGAACTTTATGCTGAGAATCCGTCAAGTGCTACTACGCCAGTTGCATCAGGTACTAATGCTGTGGCGATTGGAGATGGTGCCAGTGCTACTAATAACTATTCTCTTGCAATAGGTGGAACGGCTTCAGCAAGTAACTCTACTGCTGTGGCTATTGGTTACGGGGCGACTGCAAGTTCAGGCTCTTCGTTAGCTTTGGGCAGGCAAGCATCGGCAACTACTGGAGGATTTAATACAGCATTAGGTTATAACGCAGTAGCTGCGGGTTCTGGTGGAACAGCAACTGCTCTAACTAACTCATACGCCTCTGGTGGAAACAGTTTTGCAGCAGCTATCGCATCTAACTCAGCAAGCTATGGTGCTCAAGGTGCTAATAGTATTGCGATGGGGTTTTTTGCTAAAGCAACAAATAATTTTGCTATTTCTATTGGACGTGATAGTCCGGTTACAGGTTCTACTGCAACAAATATAGGTGGGCAACAAAATACAGTTAGCGGCACACATGCTGTGGTTTTAGGCGGTGTTGCTTCTACTTCTTCAGGTATAAATTCTTATGCTTTTGGTAAAAGAGCTAAAGCAGCACAAAATGGTAAATATGCTTTTGGTATAGAGAAGACAACTAATGTAGGGTCTGAGCAAGCAGGTATGTTAGTTTTAGCTGCAAATACTACAGATGCTACTGCAACAGCATTAAGTAGTGACTCTAGCGCAGCAGGTAGTGCTAACCAACTTATTTTAGAAAACGAAGCTGCCATGACCTTTACAGGTACAGTAGTCGTTCGTGAAGATGCAACTAATGGTGATGACTATGCAGGTTGGGAGATCAAAGGTGTAATAATGCGACAGGGTGCGGCTGCTGATACTACACTAGGAGTTGGCATAGTAAACAGTTTGTACCATACAGCAGGACTAGCAAGTGCATCCGTAGCACTTTCAGCAGATACCACAAACGGTGGACTTAAAATAGAAGTAACTGGTATTGCAGCTACAAACCTTCGGTGGGTTGCTACAGTTCATACAAGTGAGGTTGTAAACGCATAATGGGTAAAATCGAGATAGATCACACAGGCTCTGGTGGGGGCATTACTCTAAGCTCTGACGGTACTAGCCTCTTACTTGGGGGAACTGCGATAGGTGGTGGATCACCTGATTTGTATGCTGATAACTATGATGGTACATCCACATTGCCGAGTGCTACTGGTACAAATGGTGTGGCTATTGGTCGTAGTGCAAGTGCTACTTCTTCTGATGCATTTGCATTTGGATTTGGAGCAATTGCAACTCATGGACAATCTTTGGCCTTGGGTACATCAAGGGCTTTTGCTGGAGATGCAGTAGCAATACATATTGATAATAATTCAACGAGTTACGGCGCATCTGGCGCTAACAGTGTTGCGATTGGGAAACAGGCCAAAGCAAGTTCAACTGAAGCAGTTTCTATTGGTGGGGTTAACACTGCAAGTTCTTCTTATGCTTCGACAATAGGTGGTTATTCTAATACCAATCAAGGCACTAGGGCAATTATTGCGGGTGGTCAATCCAACACAATATCAACTGCTGGGCAATATGGTGTGATTGTCGGTGGTAACAGCAATAATGTTACAGGGTCTAGGGGTGTGATTGTTGGTGGGGATTACAATGAAGCCAATGCTTCCCATACTTTTGCTACGGGTGAGTATGCAAAGGCTGCTGAAATAGGTAAGCTCGCAAGAGCCACTGGAAGATTTTCTGCGGATGGAGATGCACAAGGTGGTCAGTTTATTCTTCGTGCAGACACTACTGACGCAACCGCAACTGTTCTAACGACTAATAATAGCACGGCAGCGTCAACTAACCAAATCGTAGCTGCCAGCGACACTTGCATTACCTTCGATGGCACAATTACTGCCATGCAAAACGGCGCACAAGCCTATGCCTCATGGAAGATCGAAGGATTGCTGGTCAATGACGGTGGTACAACAACACTTGCTAACAGTGCCACAACAGTAATTTCAAATGCAGATGGCTGGGGTATGGCTCTCTCAGCAGATAATACAAATAATGCCCTTGCTATCACTTGTACGGGTGAGGCAAGCCATAACATTCGTTGGGTGGCAAATATCAGAACCACCGAAGTAACTTACGCCTAAAGGAGAAACTAACAATGGCTATTCAAAATAATATCGCAGAAGGGGCAAGCCAATATGGTATCGCCTTTAATAATGCATACTACCGTATCGTAACAGCAAGTGTATCACGTCAACGTGGCACTGACCCTAAGTTTTCTGTAATGATTGACTTGTCAGCTTATGCTACAAGCACACCTACAGATGACACTCGTGAGGTGGACTTTAAACGGTATCACGCAGATTGGGATGCTATCAATGCCTCATCAGGAGATGCTTTCCTTGATAAGTGCTACTCTTGGGTTATGGCTCAAGACGACATGGCAGGTTCT